ACTTGTGCCCCTCGTCGGTATAGCTGAAACATGTTGTCGGGTCTGAATACCGGATTGCCGTTTCAACGGCAGAACTTGATATTGGTTGCCTTGTGGCACCATCGGTAAGGTAAACAATGCCATCAGATCCAACAAAGAACGCGCCGCCGTTAAACTTGGCCGCAAGGCGTTTGGATTTCAGACCGATGTCATAGACCGCGCCCGTCATCCGCGCGAATGCGTTGGCACCGGCCTGCCCAGTCGGATACCAGACCTCAATAGACCGTTCCTTCATGATCCAAGCGCGCCCGCCAATCGCCATAACGCGCAGGTTGTTATCGTCTCGCCCTTCCATCGTTGCGAAGTTAAGCCCCGGCAATGACGTTGGATCTGCCAAATCAGACCATTGCAGCCTCTGCCCGTTCTCCTCAGTTAGCAGGACATAACCGCTGAGAAAGTCGCCAGAACCAAATGCTGAAAACGCGCCAGAAGTCGGCTCGCTCATGGTGGAGCCATCCCAGACAAAATACCTGCCACCAGAGACGACACAGACATTTTGATTTGCCAGCGTCTTGTTGCCGAATATCTGCGCGCCCTTTGCGCTTGCAGTGGTTCCAAGTGCCGTTGCCGTGCCAGTTTGACCAATGCTGTAGAGCGTATCGCTTACCAGAACATAGAACGAGCTACCGAGAAAGGTCATGTCGCGCACATGCAAATCTGGCAGTGTGGCAAACTCGGTCATGCCAAGGACAGACTTGATCGCATGGGTTGACTTACCGCCCGGCGGCAATGGCTCACGGTAACAGTTAATTAGCCGCCCTGAATTGCCCTGCTCGTTATCCTGGTCGCGCGCTGATTGCCCGGCGAAAGTCAGGCTTACCATTAGCTAAACCACGTGCGTTGTGAGGGCATATTCAACAGGCCCGGCGCGATTGTTGCCTCATTCGTTGCGAAATATGCCGCCTGGAACGTGCGGAACCAGTCGTCCGCATCAAACCGCGCTGGAATCTCGTAATCAGGAGAGATCCGCGCCGCGAGTAGGAAAACAGTTCCTTCCTCGTATTCCTGCCCAAGCGGGAATGTGTCATTCAGTGTTACATCTGTGTGCGTCAGGTCAACGCCGCGCAGTTTCCACCCATGAAACATCGCGTTGAGTGCGTCCAGAGCCTCGGCCATTTCTTCCGCCTCGGCTTCTTCCCGAGGACCGATAAGGCCGATCTTGCGCATCGAGCGGGATATGATTTCGCGGACGGTCGCCATGGCTCACCTCTGTTTGAGTAGGCGGGGCCGTTAAGCCCCGCCCGTTGTTGATTAGCCAAAGAGGCGGGCGGCAAGGTCGGGATAGATTGCCTTGCGACCATAGAGGATATCAAGCCGGATGATGTCCTCGTCCGCGTCGATATCGTAGTCCTTCACAACCCGCACAGACAGGCCGTTATGGCTTTCCCGTGCCTTGAACGCAGCGCCATCGGGCATTTCAAGCGGAACAGTCACAAGGGCAAATGCGTTTTTGTGGAAACCGAGGTTCTGCGGATAGGCGGTTGCGCCCGTCCCCATAACCGTGATTGCCGCATTGTCCGCAGGTACCGCATCAACGGTCTGATAAGGGCCGCTGGTGATGATCGCAGGAGAGATCGTCAGCGTGGCCGGGCCAGTGGTTGCGCCTGAGTTTGCATCAGCCAGTACTGTGAACTGCTGCAAATACGGCATCACCGTTTTACCAGTAGTGCCCTCGCCCGGAACAGGGTTGACAGCGTAAACGCCCGCAATGGTGAACACATCGCCAGCCTTGAGAATGCCGGTTGTGGAATTGGTCCAACCGTCAGTAATCAGGGATTGCGAGTTTGCACCGGTTGCGTTTGCATAGGTGACATTCTGAGACCCGCCATTGACCAGCGGAGTGCCCGTGGCCACACCAACAGTATGGCTTTGGACGTTCTGCGTCCCGAATGTCGCAAACTTGGCGATACGGCCAATCGCGGCTTCCTCATAGGCGCTTTTGCCCATCGCACCGACAGAATCAAGCGTCAGCTGATTGCCAGCAACACCATAGCCCGCAGCCGGGTTCAGGATCATCGACCGGTTATCAGCGCCGACCGCCATTTCATCCATGCGCTGCGCCGCAGCCGCGACATGTGCAAAGGTTGAAGGCGTGGTGCCGGGCGTTCCGACTGCGTTCCACACATTCGTGTAAAGGCCATGCAGGGACTTATCGACCGTGTTTGCGAGGGTGATCATCGCGGGCTTAATATACCGCTCAGAATATTCCTCAATGGAAAGGGTCAGATCCTGCGTGGAAAACTTCCACGAAACATGCTTGCGCTGGTCGATTGCGATAGAGGTGGTTTTCTCCTCCGCATCCTGGTTGACGCGAGTAGCGCCGTCTGCGGTGTAGAACTTGACCGGCTTGCGGATGGAAACAGTGCTTCCCTGCCCGCCGGTAAATTCCTTCTTGAACTCGCGGTGGACGCGATTGCCCATCACAAGACTGTTTTCCAACTGCATGAGCGCCTCTTTGGCGATCTTGGTTGGCGTTACAAGTGTGTTAGCCATTTCTTCGGCTCCTTATTTTTTGCCCTCACGCCATGCACGGTATTCAGCCGGTGTCATTTTTTCCGGGTCTTTGGTCGCCGTGGCCTTCGGGCGCACGGGTGTAACCGGATCGGGGGCAGTAGTTTGGGTTTTGACCTTCGGCATGGATAGACGAGCCTCGATTGCCCCTAGGTTCCGCGCCATTTCAAGGTCACTCATTTGCGCAATCCGCGCCGCTTCCGCTTTGTTTGTCCCAAGGTGATAAGCGATGTCTGCGCCAAGGTCGGACGAGGCAATCACGCGGGCCATAGAGGGCGTAATTGGCAAATCTCCGGCGGTTACAACGGTGTCGAAATCGGTGTATTTGCTCCGTGCCTCGCCAGCTTGGTCGGCCCAATTTTGGGCCATTTCCCGCTGTTCCTGCTCGGAGATACTGCTGATTTCAGCCGCTTTCCGCTCCGCTTCCATTTCCAACTCACGCTTTTGGCGGTTGTCGATAGCGGCAAGGCTATGATGGGCCGTTTTTGCCGCCAGGAAGTCATCGTAATTGGCGTAATCCTCTTGCCTGGGGGGCTGCGATTCTTGTGCAACTTGCTGCAAGCGTTCAAGTTTGACCTTCGTTTCGGCCAATTCCTTTTGCGCCTGCGCTTCACTATCTTTTAACCGTCGCACCTCGGCCCTGCGCCGTTCGCGGCGGGCCTTTGCGGGGCTGACTGTTTCCTCTTCACCTTCCGACTCCGAGGCGGGCTGGCCTTCTTCCTGCCCTTCCGTTTCTTGCGTCTCTTCTGACACTTCTTCGGTTTGCGTGATGGTTTCGCTTTCCGCCACGTCATCATCACTCGCCACCGCAGGGGCGAGGGTTTGCTCTTCTTCCATTTTTCCGCCTATTTAAAAGGTCCGCATAGGGACCGGTTGGGGGGCTTGCTGCCCCATCGCGCTATGAAGCGCACGGGCGACTTCTTGTTGCACAAACTGCGCAATCGCCGCGTTCATCTGGCCGTTTTGAGCGGCCAATTCCAAAGATTTCCCTGCGACATCGAGCCGGGCTTTTTCGGCATCCGCTTGCGCTTCTTTCGCACCAGCAACTTCCTGTTCCGTTTTTGCTTGCTCTTGCGCCATCTGCATCTGCATTTGCGCCTGCTGCATTGCCTGTTGTTGTTGCATAGCCTGCTGTTCTTGCGGCGACGGCGGTTCATCGCTTTCCGCAACGCCGGGCGGCAAGAGTTTCTTCAACCTGTCTGCAAACTGGTCCGCGCCGGGCCAATCCATGTTCTGCGCGACAAGATCGGCGGTCACGCCAGCGGCAGGCGGGAACGCGCGCACAAAGTCAATCATGCTCTCCGCAGTTTCCTGCCGCTTGGTGGTGTAATTCGGCCCAACCGCAACTCGCACGTCATAGCGGCCAATTCTTATGTCATTAACCGGGACAACGCCATTTTGCGACATTTGCACGCCATTAACCATGACCTGCTGCGGCGTGCTGTCCTTGCCTAGAATCTGAATAACCCGGTTTGTGTCGTAAACATCGGGGATCATCGACACGATAACCCGGCCACCTTGCGCAATGGCCTTTGCCATATTGTCCGAATAAATCGACGTTGAAATATCGCTCTCGACCTGTCGGCGCTGAATCGCGATGCCTGATTTCTCGTTGCCCGCGCTTCCAAGCCCGGCGTCGTAAATGCCGGTCGTGCCCTTCATGTCCTCGGCGGCTGTCAGCACCTCCTGCATCATGCCAGACGAGGCAACCGGCGGCGTCGCGCGCTGTGGCGCACCTTGGGCCTTTTCATCCGGGTTATATGGCAGATAAGGCTCGTTGCTGTTGTTCGCTGCCTGCCATAAACTCTCGAAGCCCTGCACCTGTTTCGGCGTCACCAAATACGGGGCCTTGGGTTGCAGCGCTACCAATTCAGTCTGCGCAGATCGCCAGTAGTTATAAAGCCGTTGCGGGTCTTTAGCATAGCGGATGACCGAACTGCGCCGGGTTTCCTTGCCCACGCAAATTTCCTCACCCATAACCGCGATAACTGGGATATGCTTGCCGGGCAGGGCAGTCGGGCCTTCCAGCACCTCTTTGCCAGTGACCTTGCACCACATGATTTTCTGGCGCTGAACCTTGCGAGTTCTGACGAAATTCATGGGCGGCGCTGGATCCTCGACAACGGTGCCGTCCTGCATAAGCCCGATTTCTACATCGTCATAATCGCGGTAGATGTATTCGGCCACGATAACAGATTGTTTGTCGCGCCAATTCTCAATGCCGTCCACGTCGCTATCGGACTCAACATCCACCATCACCGCATTGGGATAGGCGTCCTTGAAATCTTCCTCGCCCATCGCCTCGGTGATGAACACAAACTCGGCGTCCTTGCGCGTCGGGTCTTTTGCCGTTGGATCAAAGTAAACCGAAAACGGGTTATGGATGCGATCAACCAAGACTTCTTGGTCAAATCCATCATCCGATTCCCAATCGGCCCGGATGCGCCAATATCCCATGCCGCATTGCGCGGCACCTTCGGCGGCTGTTTCATAAACCGACGACGCGTCAGACCTGTATTCGATCTGGCGGATAAGCCCCTCTATGACTTCCGCGACTTCCTTTGAAGCACCGGTATCGCCCGGCGTGACATTGATCGCCGGATTTATCTTGCGAATATCGCCGGTCACTTGGCGCACAAACTGCGGCAGGCGGTTGATTGTCAGGCACGGGCGGCTATCAGCCTCCCTTTGCGTGCGAACGTCATCCGGCCATTGGCCGTCGCCTACCAGGTTCTCCAGATCATTGATGGCAAGCTCGCGGTTTGTTCTATCCGCGTCCAAAGCGTCGGACAACCTGGTGCGGGCCAGCTTAATCAATTCGTCGTTTTTCATGCGCCTAGCCATCCCCCGCCCCCACGATTGAGACGCCGGTGATGCACAGAAGCATCCGGTAGCGGTTCGATCATGTCTGCAAATAGTTCGCTCATGGCCCAAACCATGGCATCAACGCGGTCTGGGCTGCCGTCGCCTTCGTAACCTTGCGTTGTCATTTGTGTCATTTGGCCCTCAAGCTCTGGGAACTGCCCCACGTGCCGGATGCGGCCCTGCTCATAAAGCGAAGCAATCGGCTCTGCCCTGACATGCTTGCCGCGTGACGCCCTGACCTCGATAATATTTAGCGCTGGGGCGATGGTTCGCAACACGTGCGCCACCATATCCCCGCCCTGGTTTACCTCGACAACAACACCATCAGCGCCGTATTCCTTGGACTTCGCAATCGCTGCGGCGGCCCATTCGTTTGGGCTTCCGCTCATGCTGGCATCTTCTAGGAAATACCCAGTTTGGTCCGGGCCAATGCCAGCCACGCAAATGCCGTGCTCGTCGCTGTCCTCTGTATTTGTTACCGCCGGGTCGATGGCAACAACGGTGCGCCCGATTTCCTTGGCCTCTGAGACACGATATGTGTCAAGCGTTGATTGCCGCCAAAGGGCACCGGGCAGATCGCCAAGTATCTCCGCGTTAAGTTCCTGACGCCCCAATCGCGTGCCTGCGTATTTACGCTGGATGCGATCCATGAATGACGCTGCAAGGTTGGCACGATTGTCCATTGTGCTGCCCCGCGTGACATGCACCTTGCCCTCGCCCCCCGAGACAATCGACTTGATCAACTCAATCGGTCTTGGCGTTGTAGTGATTATCTGTCTCGGATGGTCACCCATACGCAAGCCGAATTGCGCTTGGTCAAATGTTTCCCTTGCGTATTTCCACTTTGCCAATTCGTCGAGCCATGCAGCGTCATGCTGCGGGCCTCGAAGCTGGTCAGGCTCAACCGCGTTATAGGTGAACGCCTTCGCCCCATTCTCGAATGCCACGCACCGGTTGGACTTGGTGTAGGTCGGGCGGTCGATCCTGGGAAAGATGCGCAGGATCTCCCCGACCATCACGTCGCGGGCGTCTGCGGCAGTTTCTGCGATAAGCGCAATCCTTCCAGCCGCATTAGTCTCTACCTGCTCCCTAACCCACTCGGCACCCGTTCGCGTCTTGCCCCATCCGCGACCGGCCAGACATAGCCAAATGTCCCAATCGCCATCAGGCGCGATTTGATCCGGCCTCGCCAAAAACCCCCGCCAATCGTAAAGAAGGGCCTCGGCCTCTTTTTCAGTGAACTGCGCCAAGATCTGCGCGCGCTCATTCTCCGGCAGGATTGCCAGTTGTTCCGCTGCGCTCTGCAATGCCGCTCAACAGGGTTGCCAGCTTTGCAGCCGCTTGCCCCGTTTCCTCTGTTTTGATTGGGTCCATTTCATTATCACCGCCGATGGCCAGCTTGTCGCCGTATTTCTTGGGGCGCAGTTTGCCAGCCATCCATTTCCGCGCGTCGATCCTCACCCTACTGCGCTGGATGTGTTCGCCATTCAATTGCCAGCCTTCGCTATCTTCTCCTGTCCGCTCCATCCAGTCGTTCGCCGCATCGTCTGCAATGTCCAGGATTTCATCAAATATCGTGTCAGCTTGAACTTCCCGCGCGTGCGCGTATTGCTGACAGAGCGCGCCACCGTCATCCTTCACTAGCCACCTATGGACGGTCCTTTGGTCAGGCATGTCATCTCTGAGGCAAATTGATCTTAGGCTTTCCCCGTTTGATATGCTTTCGCAGATGTCGTCAAAGATTGCTTGTGTGAACTTCATGCGCATGGACCCACCGCGTTTCCGGGCAGGCTCCTATATTATGATTGTGGCTTGTGACCGCGAAGATGGTAGCCATCCATTTGCCTTCCGCCACATCTGCCTTGCATAAAATGAGCGACTTGGGGCAGCTATGTTGTTTTGTGTTGAACGCTATTGGCAACGGTGCGAGGAATCGAACCCCGGACGCGCGGGTTTGGGCCGCCGTTCTGCCACTGAGCTACACCGAACCGAATATGCCCCTTGAATCAAAAACGCCCGAGCCTTTCGACCGGGCGCATCTCGCTCTGCGATTATGAACGAGTTGTGAGGTAGTTTTCTCTAATTGTCAACCGTTCTTTGATAATACAACCAGATGCAGTGCTTTCAGGCTTTCCAGCGCATAGATACCGCGCCGCGTTGGCTTGCCGCCCCTGAGCAGCGTTACCCGCTCTAGCCGGGCATCGTGCAGAGCAGCCGACATATTTCTGTCAAGATGCCCCAAAAGACCTTGCCAGTGCATATACCCGTTGATCGCGGCCTGATCCTTTTCCTCCTCGCTGCGAAGATCAACTGTGTGCGACGTGTCCGCCTCGAACCTCTCCGGCATCATCTGGATTGATGCGGTCTTGGCGTATTCACTCTGGCCGATATACCGCCGTCGATATGCTGCCTCAGCCATGCACCAATCCGAGAACGTGCGCCACAATGCAGTGATTGTATCGCGCTTACCGTTCCCGGTAATGGCGTGATCCATCACTAATCCCATCTGGCATCCCATATGCGGGGCGCTTACGGCGCTTCTGCCCTCTCTGGTGTCCTCGCCACCGGATTGCCTCACGCGGGCTTGTAGCGCTGTTTTTTGCGGGTCGTCTGTCTGTTGCCTGATGCGGTTTGCAAAGCATCCGTTTGCTTCGCGCTTTGGCGTCTCGGTAAGATCAGCGACGCCCGCCAGTCTTTTCGCCCGACGCTTTGCGCCCTTGGTGTATGCCTTGCCCATGCCCTGCCCTTTTTCTGTTGTTAAGCCTTGTTAGCACCAGATTAATCGCCTCGCGGCTCTTTCGTTTGTCCTTACATATTTGCTTCCATCCGAGAGCGAATATGCTTGGCCTGCCCTATAAAGCCAAAAGGCGTAATCGCGCGCCTTACGTGGGCTTAAGCACCGCTCTGCCATTTCAGTCACCTCGGCGTAATTCTGGTGCAAAGCCATCTTTGGCCGTTTGAAATAGCTTATATCAAGAATCATCGCACCAACCTCAATTCTGGGTTTTTTTTGTCGCGCGGCCTGTGTTTTGTCATTCTGCCCTCGCGTTGCTATTCCTTGCCGCTATCCGGTATTTGCGCAGCTCCAGGTTCTTCGCTGTCATACCCTTTTCCAGCCCGCGAATGACGCTCTGCAATCGCTCCACCTCGCTTAGAAGCCTGTTGATCTCTGCGCCCTGCGCTATTGCGCGGGCCATTGGCTCTGTCATTTCTTCCTCCATTCCATTACTTTGGTTCCCTTGCGCTTCCTGCGCTCGGCAAGCCCCATGTCAGCAAGAAGGTAAAGCCGAATGAGAGCGTCGCGGCGCGTTGACCCTACCCGGTTTGCTATCTCGTAGGTGCCGCGCCAATCTGCCGTGAGGATGCTTAGAACATGCTCAGAATTGATGCGCATGTTTTCACGCTCAACCTTGGCAATGCCATTGCTGCGTTTTTTGATTTCCCACGCATCGCGGGTCATCTTTGCGAATAGCCGGGTTTCGGTTGGCATCCCTGTGGTAGTCATGGTGTGGCATCCGGCGGGTCGGGAAGCGGCATCCAGTGGGTTACACGTAAGGACGGACGAATAAGGCGTCTTCGGCCAGTTGAAGACCAAAACGACCAACCCGTAACGAGTCCCCCATGCTCAATAAAGGTTGCCCAAAATCCATGACACAAGGTTCTGTCGTGTTCGTTCCACAATATTATTGCTGGCCCGTCTTTTTCGCCTTCTTTGTTTTTCGGCGCGCTTCTTATCGGTTGCCATTCCATCGCTATGCCCTCCATTCTGGTGCAAACGGTATGTCATCACCCATATCCCCGCCGCCATACCCACCGCTGGATTGCTGAGATCTTGTGTCACGGTTGCCGCCCTCCTGCTTGCCGTCCAGCATCACCAGTGTTCCGCCAAAGCCCTGCAACACGATCTCTGTCGAATAGCGATCCGCGCCGGATTGGTCCTGCCATTTGCGGGTGGTGAACTTGCCGGAAACGTAGACCTTGGAACCCTTACGCAGATATTGCTCTGCCACGCGGATCAGCCCTTCCTGAAAAATTGCGACTGGTATCCAATCGGTTTTTTCCTGCCGGTTGCCGTCCTTGTCTTTCCATTTCTCGGTACAGGCGATGCGCAGGTTGCAAACCTTCCCGCCATTAGCGAATGTCCGAGTTTCAGGGTCGCGCCCCAAGTTTCCGATGAACGAGCATTGGTTAAGCATCTTTTCTGCCTTTCGATATAATTTTAGCTTTTGCCGGTTTGGTTTTTATCCAATACCTGACGGTGCCAGAACCAAGCCCCAAGGCCCGCTCTGCAGCCTTTTGGCTCTCGTATTCCTTGCCTAAGACAAGAACTCTATTCGCTTGGTTTGGCCTTGGATTTCTCACACCAGACAAGTAGTGCCTGTCACCCGACGCCATAAGGCCTCGCACAGATGCCTCTGCCATGTTTTCTGCGTGCGTCCCGGCTCGAAGGTGGTCCGGGTTAACACACGTCTTAACATCGCAAGAGTGCAAAACGTGTCTGCCCCTTGGAATCTTCCCGTTGTAAAGTTCGTAAGCAAATTTGTGCGCCGACACCACCTTGCCGAAAGCCTTTAGCCACCCATATCCGTTCGGAGATACGGTGCCGGTCCACAACCAACACCCAGATTCATCACAAACGTCATACAACTTCATGAATCTTATGAACGGTGGTTCTTTCGCTGGCACATCTCTCTCCTTGCTTGGGCGCGAATATCCCACTTTTCGCCGGTTGCGTCAACCCACCATTCTGGAAACTTCTCACATCCACATCGGCGCAAAGGTTGCCCAAAAGTGTTACGCGATTAACTGATCCTGCCATATTACGAACCCCCCGTAACGAATGCAGAACCGTCAGAAAGGATTGTCTGACCTTGCCCTGTGATAGTGTCGCTGGTGTGCATAATCGCGTTGGCAAACCAGCCAATCATCATGCCTTCACTGACGAAATCAGGCCCTCCCTTCGCCTTGTTCTGCATGAAGGCATGCAGCCCACTTTGCGGCGTCAGTGCCACAGGCTTGCAGCATTTCGCCGCCGCTCATTTCTGTGTAATTAGTCATAGTTGGTCCTCCACTTTCATTGCACGGCGATATTCAAGATAAACGCCTATAAATCTGGCGGCAAAAGATAGATGCTCCAGAACGCCGCGCGGGTTCATGTATCCGTAGCTCGTTTCCAGAAACCACAGAAAGCCGAATTCGCCTTCGCTGCTGATGCGGCGGATGGTGCGCTTGTCTTCTAGTTGGGTTGTGCTTTCTTGAGTGTCCATCACTATTCCTCCACGATGATTGTGTGCCCGTCTGGGTGGGTGTAGGTGCCGGGGGTGATTTGTTCAGGCGTTCGTGTCACCCACGCTCCAACGATTCCCAATTTCCTGAGATTTTGCGCTGGCCGCAATGTCGCGGTCTTGGCTTTTGGCTCCAGCCTAACGCGGTAAGCGAAATCCAAGTCCCATAATGGTGATGTATCCACCGTCCAGTCGCTTCCGTATGTAGGGAGGCAGTATTCAATCACCTTCCCTTGGTGATGCGCCAGCAACAGAGCGCCTTGCTCCGCCTCTGTCATGTCGCGCCATACCGTTGGGTGGTCTGGCCATTCTGCGACGAGGTCTATGCAGGCTTGATACCTGTTGGTTCCGTCATGGTTCCATACGGGGTCAGCCAGCCTGCACTTGCCTTTAGACCAGCAAAAATTTGTCCCGGAAACAATTGGCCCAACCTTATTGCCCTCTGCGTCGCGGTAATATTTTCCGGGTTCGATTTTTAACGTCATGTCGTGGCCTCCTGCGCTTTGCGTTCATCATGGGCGCGAATGCCATGTAAAACTGTTGTGTGGTGCCGCTTAAAAATCCGCCCGATACGCGGAAGCGAATAGCCAAGGTCGCGTTGAACTGCGGCCATTGCGGCCTGTCGTGGAACCGATGCCACGCGCGCGCTGTTGCGGCCTAGTATGACGGACGGCTTGGTGCCGTATCGGTCTGCCGTTTGGGCGATGATGTCTTTGGCTGTGTCGGTCATGCTCTTGCCCTCTTTGCGGCAACCGCTTGGCGATGATTTTCAAGCAAAACAGCCTCACGGGCCTTCGCCTCATCTTCTCCGTAAACATCCCTGAACGTGAAAAATAGGCTAGACCGATATGGCCTCAAATCCTCCTCGGTTATGAACGCCATATCCAGCAATTCCACGCAATCGCGCCCGTAAAGGTAGTTTTCACCGATGGCCTGACCGGCCTTGATCCGCGCCGAAATCATGTCGATCCTGTGTTGTCCGTTATCTGCGGTATCAGCCGTTGCAAACTTTGGCTTAGTCAGCGCATGGGCAGAGCGAATATCCTTCGCGGCGCGTGCAATCTCAAACTCGGTAGGCCAAGCCCTTGTCTGAGCGTTCGCGGCCAGCACGTCAGAGAAATCATCCCACCAATCCTGGTATCCCTGCCCCGGCGCGTCCTTCAACAGACGGGCAATGAGGGCTTGGATTTCCTCGACCTGTGCTTTCGGCTTATCCCTCAAGCCCTGCGGCATGGTCCGCCGGTCAAGATATCTCTTGAAACTGTCTGTGAGCCAATCCGTGCGGGTCATCTCGCCCCTCCTGTTGCTTGTGCAAATATTTCATCGAAGTTATCGACTTTCGGCCTTAGCCGCGCTGTGATCCACGAAACCGGCTCCGATACACCCTCCCGGTTAGCGTCACGTAATGCGTTGAACGTCTCTGTGTCGCCGACATTCTTGCGCCACTTGCCGATCAATGACCGGGCCTGCTTTTCGGATGTCCCGTATTTGCTGAGAAAGGCCACGCCTCGATCAAAAACTTCCTTCGTAAAATCGACGGCTTGCCCGTCCTCTCCGTTAGGAGAGGTCTTACATCCTTCTTTCACCTTTCTTTCATCCTTATTAGGTTTGTCCCGCCGCTGTCCCACCGCTGTCCCACCGCTGTCCCGCTTTTCAGATTTAGCTGTCCCGCTGTCTTTTGACTTGCTCTGATATTCGTCATACTTACAAATGGTTATGACGTTTATGCCTGTCCCGCTATCTGTCCCAATCATGTCCCGATTTTCGAGCCTTTTCAAAAACCTGTCTACTTTGGATTTTGACCATTTCCACGCTTTGCACATGAACCGGACGGAACATGATAGCTGCCCGCGCTCCAAATCAACCCACGCCCCGTTCACTTCCTTGGTGCGCGCCTTATAGGACGCATCCATGACCATCCATACCCACGCTTCGCGCTCGGTAAGCGGTTCAGGCTTGAACGCTTTGTCATCCCAAATGCCTCGGGATATGTTGACCGTGCCGCTCATGCATCCGCGCTCGGGGTGAAAGAACCGACCTGCTCAAAGATGCAAAATTCACGCTCTGGATATTTGCCTTGCATCCGCCTCGCCGCAATAACTGCTTCTGCAAGTGATGCAACCTCGACAGGCCATACGGACGCCCGCAAAAGGCGCTTCCTGCTTGTCCGCTCAATGATTATGAAGCCGCCCTCACGCGACTCACCGCGTCGAATTTTCTGGGGCGCAGGCAATCGCCGCTTAGATTGCAAGTCAGATGCGTTGCAACCTTCGTTTTCGTGATGTATGATGTTTTCAATGTTCAATGCATACCTCCATATGCTTTAGACTAGAGGCGGTTGAGCGGTTTACAGCGCTCCCGCCAATTTAACCTCTACCCTACATTCCCAAGTAAATCAAGAAGCCACCGCATACACACGCGGCGGATATTGCAACGGGGCTTTTCATTCCAGAAAGCCCGGTATGTAGTGCCGCGCGACAATAAGCGGCCCGAAGTAAACGACGCGCATAACAAGCCTGTCGTCTTCATCCGTGACAGCAACCCAATCCGGCCAATGCCATTCAAAGGTGATGCGCATTTCAGTCATCCCCATGAAGAAAGTCATGTCGTTGCTCCTATGACGGCGAACTGATAGTCACGACCACGAATCCGCCCGTCTGCTTGTCTACCCGATACGTCGCCGCGAACCGGTTGTCATCAACATGCAGCGCGTCGGCCAGCCCATCCCGGCCCGCCTTGAAACTGGCTATGATATTGTCATCATCGCGCTTGCGTCTATCTGGCGGGTAGAACGCCAATTCCAGCCCGATAGGCCCGTCTGGCAGGTTTAGCTTGTGTGCGCCCCACGCTAGGGCCTCATACGCGCATTCATTGCGGTATGCCTTTGCCGCCTTCGCGCGCTTGGACCAATGGCCGCGCGCGTTTGGGCTGCATTCCTTCGGTGGCCATGGTAGTTTGATGGTGAGTTTCATTCGCGCGACCACCACATAGCAAGGGTTCCATTATCGCGGAGAGTTTGAATATGTGAGCGAACACGCGACACGTTGCATTGCAGCCATAGCGCGATATCCTCAACGCCGTAACCTTCTGCCAGGCGCATGTTGACGAGGTTCCGCCATTCCTGCGAATTGACGGAAACCTTATCTGCTTGTGTATATGGAATCATGCCATTCCTTCCGCTTGCTATACTCGGCCAAAGAATTGCGTTGGTCCAGTAAGCGCACCAGTTTGGTCAAACAGGTGCCACTGACAATTATCCTTGCCCGTCATCTTGCTATCGGGAATCCACTTCACGCGGCCCACACTGACGATCTTGCGCAGGTATGGCTGAAATGGGACGCTCTGCCTTGTGTGAACCCAATCCGAATCGAAAAGCAGCCATGTCGGACACAGTGCGGAAAACAGCTCAATCATCGGGTGCAATATTTTGCGGTTCCACGGTGGATTCGTTATGATGCTATCGATAGATCCGCCGATAGAAAATATCGGGCCATTCGCATCAATCCGGTCAATCCAGTCGCAGCGAGGTTCAATATCCGACGCCTCAACACATGACATCCCGTGCGCCTCAAGATGATGGATTAACGCGCCATCACCTGCGCATGGCTCCGAAAACGCTGTGCCGTATTCCAGATGTGGCAAAAGCGGCAAAACGGCCTCGCGTGGCGTAGGATAGAAATCCCGCTCGACACGCTTAAATGACGATCTTTTACCCATGCAATCGCTCCTCAACCCATGATAGCCAATCGGTGTCTTTGCCGTATTTTTCGCGCCAGAGTTTCGGCTCCGCGTGGAGTGCAATCTTGCTGGTGTCCATCAGGCCAAGATGACAACCTTCACACAGAGGTAAGGTCATGCTGTCGGGCGCGCGAGCCGTGGAATACCGACCGTGGATGCAGTGATGCACCTGCGTCGGGCTATGTTGCGGAAGCCACCACTCATGGCAGATCACGCAGGGCATCGCCGCCACAGCCGCCAGACGGGCCTTGTCGCGGGGCTGTGGCGCTTCCTTGAGACCCATAGGGGGTTTGCCTGTGAGGCTGCTCATGACGCGCCCTCCGCTTCAAGAATGGCGCGGCCGATCATTTCTGGGATTTGTGGCACGACTGCGTTGCCTAGACCTCTAAGTCGGTCCATCCTATTGGGAATCCCATCATCCATTCCCAATCCGATGGGTGAATTTTCAACGCTCCAAAGTCCGTCCCACGCAACGGATTCCCAGACCCGCCCAACTCGCGCCATGACCCGCCCCAATGACTGCTTCCCGCGTTTGGTGTCGGCAACATCATGGCTGCCAAACGGCGGCATCCGGCGTGCTTCATCATTGACGGTGCAACCTGGTTCGCCTTGGTGATCGGGGTAGGCAATAGCATAGAACCGATCCCGACCGTGGGGCGCTCCAAGGACGGCAGCCGAAATGCACTGCCATTCTGCATCATACCCCCACGCGGCCAAGTTCCCGAGAACGTCTCCCGCCCCTCTATTAAGCAACTCTGAGCTGTTTTCCAAAATGACGTAGCTGGGTCGAATTTCGCCAATAAGGCGGCTGAACTGGCCCCAGAGAGAAGACTTAACGCCGCCAATTCCAGCCTTTTTTCCTGCTGGCGAGATATCTTGGCAGGGGAACCCACCGGTGATAACATCGACGGAAATTCCGTCTCGTCTAAGAACGTCGCCTGTGAGTTTGGTAACGTCTTCATAACAGGGCACCTCCGGCCAATGCTTCGCCAAAACACGGCGCGGGAATTCTTCGATTTCGCAGAATGCTACGGTTTCAAAACCACCCGTTCGTTCAAGGCCAAGGCTGAATCCGCCAACTAGAATGCCAGAGAACAAATCCAACACTTTCAACTTTGGCTTGTCCTCCAGCATTATTTTTCCTCCCGCCGCACTTCGATTTTCCATGTTGGGAAGTTCTCCGAGTTTGCCCGATTGTAAAAACTCTGGCGGTTAAGCCCGAAGCGGGTCGATGCTTCTTCTGGTGAATTAAATTGCAAGCCTTCGGCGTGGTAGACGCGCCGCTCACCATTCCAGCGCGATCCGCATAGCGCGGCCTTGTGGCTTGGGGATAGCTTTGTTGGTTTTTTATATCCGCGCTGCAACCCGACGCGGTATGCGTGTTTTTGGTTTTCGCTCTGCGTTACCCATTCAAGGTTTGACAGGGCGTTGTTCGCCTTGTTGCCATCAATGTGATTGACTTGTGGTTTCCCGTCTGGGTTCGGAATGAAAGCCTCTGCCAGCAAGCGGTGAACGAGGTGCTTTCGCCCATTTCCGTTTTCCCAGAGTTCAACGCGGATATATCCGTTTTTGCCGGTCTGTGGTTTTATGACACGTCCAAATCGGGACGTTACAACCCCATCTTCACGGATGGAGTATCCGCTAAACAGATCGAGGACACGTAATTTCGTCATGTCGCGCCCTCGTATTTGCGGAGTTCTGGATCGGTCAGGTGAACCCCATCGGAGCGGAAATGCCGCGACATGGCGTCCATGTATTCGCTCAATTCCTCGACGCTCATGCTGCTGGACACGTTCAGGATTCCGCTGGCCAAAAGGCTGCACTGCTTTTCGTATGGCAGGCGCGCGCCCGAGTTTTCCCATATCCAGGCGAACCTGGGGCAACGCAGCTTGATCGCTAGCCCCCAACGCCTATGGCACATGCCCTTGACCTCGGATGCGTCCAGATCGGCTTGCTGTTTTGCGACCTCTCCGAACCACATGTGCAGGGTCCGGTTCTGCTGTGCTGTGCGGCTTTCCTTGGCGTCAGTGATGATGACGCGCGCACCATCTGGGGCCAGAGCCACCTTACTCAATGCAAGCTCGCGCTGTTTTGGTCCAATGAGCGTTATCGTCTGTCCCGTCATGCGCCATAATCCATCGGCGGGGCCTGCATGGCCGGATCATCAATCAGCTTTGATTTCAGATATTCTTTCAAGTTCACCACTTGGTGCCACAACGCTTTGTCGCCGTCGCCCAGGGCGCGGATGGCTGGCACCTCTGCGATCCATACGCCGTGAAGCTGCTGGATCGTCTTGCAGGTCTTCATGCTGGCCGCAATCCGGTCCTTTTCTGCGGGCCAATCTGTCATTGCTCTTTGATCTCCATCAATCGGAGTTCGTAGGCGTCGATAACATTGGCCCAAAGGTCAGAGTGTTTCGCTTCCAGTTCCGCAATGATCGCCGCGCGACGATCCCATTCGTTGGAAATCTGGCGTTCGCCCTTCATGCGTTTGAACTGGGCGCAAAGCGCAGCGGCGATGGCCTCCGCCTTTTCGCGCGGGGTGCTGTCCTCCGGCATGTCTTGCGTAACCGTTGCGGCCCACGAGTATTGCTTGCGCGGCTCGGGCTTTTCCGGCTGGCCAGTCGCGCGCCCATCGTCCTCGGTATCCTCGCCCAATGAAAGGCCAAGGATTGCCTGCGCAGTGTAGCGTTGCCCGTAGGTCTGGGATGACCCGACCGCTTGCACCGCATTCTTGCTTCCGCTGGAATCGCGCGGAAGGTCTATGCTGACGGTCTCGATATGACCTGAAACATGCGACAGGCGGGCCGTGACCCGGATTGTCTCGCCGGTGTCAACCGCGAAGTTGAGCGCCAAGCCGTTCTCCGAGAGAATGGGCCGCGTCTTGGCGATGATATCCTTGAGCGTGGCGTAGCGCTTGCTGTTATGCCCAACCCCGTTCAGCGGGATGGCGGGGAAACTGGCCGATGCCATGGCGAACGCGGCGGCGTGTTGCGCCTGCGCGGCCTGCTTGTCCATGCGCTCTTTCATGTCGAGCATCCGTTCCAGCCGTTCGATAGGCAGATCGGGCGTCATTGCGATGCGTTCGATCATGCTGACCATCGGGTCGGCGGGCAATTGCGCTCCTTGCGTTTCGTCTGTCATCTTTGCTACATTTGTCATGTTGTCGGTCCTCCAATGGCCGGTGATTGGGCTGGCGTGGGTTGAAGTTCCGCCAGCCTATTTTTCTGTGAATTGCGCGCCCAAAGCGGCGCACCGCGCTTTCAGTTTCATTTGTCGCTTGAGCAGATCGGCAACCGGACGATGTTTCGCGCGGGCCTCTGCTATCCGGCGCTCGACCGCCTCAAGGTGTTCCGCCGCCGTGCCGAGAAATATCCCCGGCATAACATTGCCAAGGTGGCCGTCAGGGCGGGAAAGAGGGGCGCTCATTCTGCTTGCTCCTGCGTTTTGCGTTCATGGCGCTTCGCCAGCCGGTCAAGTGTGGCGCGACAGACATCTGACAGCGTTCTATCACTCTCCGATAGCGCAATTTGCCACCGGTTGCGTTCCTCGTCATTCATTGTTCCACATCCCAACTATCAACTGGAACCACGCCGCCAGTCACCGCTTCAATCCGGTGCCGGTAGATCTGGCGCGGGGTGTGATTACCGTTTAGCCATTGATGCACAAGGGACCGGTTGGCCGGGATCGCCTTAGCCACCCATGCAACCTTGCGGCCCGTCCCGTCTATCCACTGCCGTAGCAATTTTGATCCGTTTTCATTACTCATGAAAAGACGTTACACAAAACATCCGCGCCCCGCAAGTAAACTTTTGTGTTGCGTTTCGGTTTCGGATGTGCGCTTATAGGTTTCAGCAACGGCCCACGGGCCAAGTTTGGGAGAGACCTCATGAACAAATCAAACTGGGAAATTCTTGCGCGCTTCGGGGCAACGCCCGACAATCTCAGCGTCGGCGGGTCTCTTGACCTCAGAGGCACTTGCGTGACGGAACTGCCCGACAATCTCAGCGTCGGCGGGTCTCTTTACCTCAGAGGCACTTGCGTGACGGAACTGCCCGACAATCTCAGCGTCGGCGGGTCTCTTTACCTCAGAGGCACTTGCGTGACGGAACTGCCCGACAATCTCAGCGTCGGCGGGTCTCTTTACCTCAGAGGCACTTGCGTGACGGAACTGCCCGACAATCTCAGCGTCGGCGGGTCTCTTTACCTCAG